ACCTTGGCCATATAACTGAACATACCAATAGCAGCTCCCACCATTACTCCGAGTAGTCCAAATGTTAATCCGCTGTTTGCATCAATCATGCTTTACCCCCATAGTTTTTCACCACGATTAATTCTTCTTTGAACTTCCAAAATCATAGGATCATTCTTTTCAAGAATAAATCCAGTTTCAAGTGTTCCAGTAGACTTTTGCATCGCTTTAATAGTCTGTTTGCCAGCTTTGCCATCAACTGTAATTGATAGGTCTTTTTGAATGGCTTTAATTAAATTAGACCCACTTGTTCCGAATTTAATAAACTTAAATTTTTTAATTAAATCTAAATTGACTTGGCCACTTATTTCACAATCTGGAAACAATTTGTAATAAAGCTGAACTTTATAAAGTGTTTTAGAATCTAGAATACCATTTTCAATTAAAAGCTCATCATTTGGAGGAATATAATCAATTGTATTTGGATCTATCCATTCATCACTACCGATACGTTTTACTCCAATATGCAAGTGAACTCCAGTAGATTTACCGGTAGTCCCAACATGACCAATCAATGTTGATGGACCAATCTGTTGTTTTTTCTTTAATAAAATATCATCTTTATGATAAAGAAAAATAGTATAACCAATTCGTCTATAAATGATACGCGCAAAATTACCGATCAACTTGTCGTATCCAACATTTTCCACTATTCCATGTTCTAATGAAAAAATTGGCCATTTGTTCTTGTACGTCTTAATGTCAATGCCATTATGCATTTTGTAAACTTTATCTATTGGATGGAATCGCATTCCAAATAGATCACCTGGTACGTAGTCAGTACGTCTTAGTAATCCATCTGCTAACTTCATTCCGTAACCTCAGGACCTTTTATATCTTGGTCTTCTTCAAAATGACGTTTTAGTAAAGCTAAGAAATCTTGAATAAAGTTTGTGATACCATCTTCGCCGTATCGATCTTCGTATAATTGAACTAAATCGTTAATTGTTTTCGCAAATGTTGGAACAGTTTGTTTTAAACTTAGCGCTTTCCCATCAAGATATGTTTCGACAACGATATATGCTAACGGAAATACAATGACTCCAACTTGACCAATCAGCATTACTGATTCATTATCCTTGCCATATAAAATAGCTAATATCGAGAATATCAATCCTCCGAGTTGGATTAAAAACTTGCGTGATGTAAATTTCTTTAGAACTTCCATAGTTCTCCTTTCAATTAAAAAAGTCCCGGAGGACTTCTATCTTATCTATTACCTCATTAGGTAATGATGAAATAATTTTTATTTTATTCTCAGCTTTTGCTTTCCAAATATAAAATGCATTAATACTGCTTAACTCAACCCAACTTGCTAAAACTACATTTGAAAAGGATGACATATCTTTATCCATAATTGAACCGATAAATAAACTAATAGTTAACAGAATTGCTAACAGATAACTTAATCGAACTAATTTTTTACTAAACTCTTTATGGGATGATATCTTCGTATCCAATCGATCCTGGTGTCCTTTCCCCACGTACCATGGCAATATAATCAACTAATCGTCCTCTACCGACTTTACCTCCAGAATCAACAGCAAAACTCGTGGTAAAACCACTCTTCCCAAATGTATGAGAAACTTCAGTGATTAACCCAAGTTCAGTTGTTCCATTATCGTCAACAATTGATGCTCCGTCACCTATTAATAAAAAAGGTCTAAAAGGACCTGTGAAACTTTCAAGCTTACCAACACTCTCTAAACGACTAGCAATTGAATCCGCGATACTCGATGCATTCGCTAATGATGTTCCATCTGGCACATCAATAAACAATGTTTTATTCGATTGTAAATTCCAACCAGAATATGACTGAACATCGCGATAGACTTCAACAGTCCAATTACGATCATGAATACATACTTTGCGATACGCTGATTCATCATCTCTTCGAATACTTCGACTGAAGATATCTTTATTTCTTAGAAATGTATATGTTGATTTAGGAGCAAAATACCCATAACTCAAATCACCAATAACAATTCTTCCGTCAGTACTCTCTTCAATCTTCCAGGTAACCATTGTCTTTAGAATTTCATTAATCGCACTCAATATGTCTTTATCTGCAGTAAACCCAAAAGAACGTTGGTTTGAATCGAATTGAACTTCATATTGATCATGAGTCAAGTTAGCATATTCTAGTAACTCTTCAAATATTCCACTGATTGTTTTATAGCTAATCGATTTGTGTGTATTTAAAGTTTGGTCTTTTAAAGCTTTGCCAATGAGATTTCTTCCATCAACTTGAACTGATTCGGATAATACTGAATAGTCTGAATGATCAATGTAAAATGTTCCCATTTCGAAATCTTCTTCATCATCACCCATTGAGAATTTAAATATGACTTTCGCACCAGGTGAAAACAAACTTGAATTTTCACTAATCGCAACATTACCATCAATATCACTGTATTCATTTTTTGGATTTTCCACCGATAAATTAAATGAATATATTGGATTATCTACACTGAACTGAATATTCCCATCTTTCAAATACTGATCCATATTAAATTGAAATTCATAAATTATCATCTTTTGAGTATCATTTGATTTAAATGATCCAATTAATCCAAAACCATTCAATGTCTTTATTTCTAATAGTGAAACATTTGAATCATTTAAAACTTTGTTTTCATTCAACCAATCTGGTGAACTAAAGTATCCATTGAGTTTTTCGCTTGGTTTACCAAACAACTCACCATCTTTAATATAAAATAATTGACCTTCAGTATCATAAAATTGTAAGAAATCAGGAAATAGTCCAGTTCCGACTACTCCCTGATTTTCAAATGTTAATATCATTCAACACCTCACATTGCTGATTCAGCTAATAAATTCTCCTCAACAACCTCTTCTTTTAAAGGATAATCCTCAACATAATGAGCTAATCCACAACTTACACAATTAATTTCGCTTCTATTTGTTTCAAAATAGAAAACTTGCCCACACGAACAATGTATTTCTCCGAACTTCATTTATATCCCCTCCCCAAATTGAATTGCAAACGATGTATCGATAACAAATTGATCCGTCTTGTGAACACCATCCACTGTATAATCTGCGGTGATTACATCATTAAGGGCAGGTGGTGAGTTAAATATAATACGTGAGAATGGTAGTCCTTTAGTCCATGATACATACGTGCCTGTTGAACCATAAAAGACTTCAAAATCACTTGAAACTAATACAAATGTTGCACTTGGAATATTGTGGGATGTTATTATTCTTTTAACCCAAATATCTTCAATGAAATCAAAAATATAAAAATAGTTTTGTCCATTTAATAACACAGTATAATTATCAATGAATGATATATTTGCAATACTTTCAATCACTCCATCATAACCCGTGTTAAGATCCCAACTAGTACCATTCCATTTGTAAATAGTCAAATACGGACTACTACTTGCTATGATTCCAATAAGTAGTCCATCACTACTAATGCGAACATCTACAGGTGTAATAGTTAAATTTACAGTTGGATTAACTCTTTTAATATAACTTGAACCATCCCAGTCATAAACCGCAAATGTAGGTGTAGCACCACTGTTCCCTAAAATGATTGATTCACCATCTTCAGATATATCAATTTTAACAACTGATCCACTTCCGAAGCTTGGAACACTTCTAGATACCCATGAAGTTCCATTAAAATAACTCAACCCAACTGAGGGACTTGAAGTGTGTGATGATATAACACTATTCCCATCACCTGATATTACTACTTTTGCCCGATATGCTAAATTAATTTGTCCATCACTTATATAATCTAAACCATTCCATCTGAACACGTATATTGCTCCACCACCACCATTATTACTACAACAAACGATGTTTCCGTCATTAGAAATTGATACAGAATTTAGACTTGAACCACCTACAAAGGTACCTCTTAAGACCCAGTCACTTAAAATCTTATCGTAGACTTTAATTGTTGTTGCACTATAAACATAAACTAAGCGTAACCCATTCTTAGACATATACATATGCTGAGGCATAGCATTATCAAAAACAGACCCTACTCTGAAACCACTTCGGTACTCATATTTTGTAAATTCACTGGTTGAAATTCCATTTTTCTTGATGACAATACTAGTCTGATTAATATTTGCAGATGGAAGATCAAATATCTTTTTATTTGTATCCCCTAATCCGATAGCAACATTAGAATAATTTTGACCAGGAAAAATATTTGTATCTGGAAGTTGAAGACTGAAAAGGTTACTAAATTCTAAAAATTTAACATGCCCATTTCCAACTGTAGTCGCAAATCTAGGTGTATTCGTTTTTCTCTGTTTATTCACAGTGTCACTAGTCCAAGTTGCGTTAGAAGTTGAACCTAATCGTGTACTGCCAAGAAAAATATCATTTAAACTGAATCCTCCTGTGGGTGCAGCTCCACCACCTATAAGATAATTTACAAGTATATTATTACTTGGCATACTTAAATACGTTAAATTTGGATTAGTATTATCAAAAGTAACAAAGACTGTAGCAAAAATCGTGATAACATCTACGTCTGTTTTAATAATAGATATAGGGTTACCTTCACTATCTTTCAATAACGAGTGAGTTACTAAATTTGTGTTTGTTGCTCCATAAGCAATACCTACTTCAGATATCGTATTACCAACAAATTCTTCTGGATTTAAAACGACTTTGCGTTTCCAAGTACTTAAAGGAATTGCTTTTATTATCTCTTCATCAACTGCTACTTTCGTACCAAGATGACTAAACAAAGTTGTTCTTATTGCAGCTAAAGTACCAGTACCGGATCCAAAATGAATATTCACAAAATACGAAGATCCACCACATAAACGAGTATACATTTGATTTAGAACTATATTAAATGAAGTAATCGATTTCTTTAACTCTCCAGTTTTAGAATCTCTAATCTCAATATCAAATCGATTGTGAATATTAACTTTATTTTTTAGATTCATAACTCTCCTTATAGTGGATTACTTCCAACTTTTGTAACTACAAAACTTATATTCGATAAGCTTAATGTTATACTTTCATTTCCGTTAAATGCACTCGAATAATACACTTGTTTTAAAACAAAGGTTGTAGGTAATGATATTATAATATTCTCAAAATCATTTCCTTCTGGTGGTACTAATTCAGGTGTAAAATCAAACACAAAACTTTCAATAGCAAATCGACTACCTTGATGTAAACTGTCTAACTCTAATAATGTTCGATCATAAGAAATATACAAATTCCCACTTGCACTGGTAAAATTATTCATATTAAAAATAATTTCTGAATTATCTATTCCAGGTTGTGTCGATAGAATCGAAAACTGCACATTTGTAAAGTCTTTAATCGTGAATGCACTTGTTACTGCAGTTAAATCAAAATCAATCTCATAATTAAATTTCAATGTTATTAGAAACTCATCTTCATTACTTGCAAATATCGGTAAAGGATAAATAGGTTCAGCCACATTAAACCAAGGATTAATAGTTAAACTCATGTATTCATCATCCGCAAATGATTCAGTATATAAAACAGGATAGACATTCATTGTAATATTGCGAATACTCGACTTTAAGTATTCATCCGGTGAAGCCATCCCCGCCCAATTCCTATGTGTAACAAACCATTTAATTGAACCAAGGCTATTTTCAACAACAAAACCCATTCGATAGTCATTGGTTATGAACATATTTAGAGAAACTGCAGTATCAGTAAATTCAGCAATTATCTGTTCATTCTCCCATTGGTATGTTGAATCAATTTGTTGGCAATAACTTCTATAATTTAATGATCCATCTGTTTTGATAAATCCAACAACAACACCTTGGTCTTTATCTCGATAAGCTGCATTCTTCCATGCTCTAATAGCTTTGACTTTATATACATCAATCGCTAATTGAAACTTAGTACTTACATCATCCCAAACTTGTGACCATAATATTCCAGTATCATCAACCCAAAAGATAAAAGGCTTTTCTGATGTAATAAGCCTCCAAAACTTACGATATCGAATCCAGTTTCCATCAAACGCAATACCAACTGAGGATCCATTACCTAGTACAAATTGATCTTTCCAACCATCCTTTAATTTATCTGGATATTCACGAATGGCTGTTTTTACAACTCCATTATCAACGTGTATTTCATAAATTCTATCCGGCGTACCATAAGGTTTTAAACGTCTACCAGCTAAACTAATATCTCCTAATCCAGTTTTAGTTCTGATCGTTTCAGTTGTGAAATACGTTGTATCCATAACAGTTGTTTTGGCACGCGCTATAGTCACACTCATTTTAGGATCATTACCATTAGATTTAGTTTGATGCTGAGACATCAACTTATTTAATAATTCAGCTGGTATATCTCTCATAACTCTCCTACTCCATTAATCAAAAATTTAAATGTTCCAAAATACAGAACACTCGTTTTATTGACTTTAGGTGTTTTCCTAATCCATTGAATTGGTTCATCAATATACCCTACATACTCATTTTCCTCACTTATTAATATAAGTTGTTCTCCATGTGCTTGTGCGCTATTTATTGCATCAAGTTGGATCTCATTAACATATATTTCAACATCAACGAATGGTTGAGGTTCACCAATTGTTTGCGTGTGAAACGTACCATCTAATAATCGATTTTTAATCTTTATTGAATCATATGATAGTGGAGTAATCTCTTGAATAAATCTCGATAAGATTACATCCACTGCGCTTTTAAGTTGCATCATTTACGTACCTCTTTACGAAGTCTATCCATTAGGATATCAACAACTGTATTCATTTGACCTTGATTATCGATCCCTTCAACACGAATTACACCAGTATGATTATGGACAACTTCCCCTTGAGAGAAAGCTGATATTGAATTATCTGCCATCGCAAATACCTGGTTATTTAGATCGCTTATTGATGACTGTAAACCTAATGCGAATCCTTCACCAGTAAAGGCACCAATCTTTTCAAATTCTTTAGATGGTGAATTGATATCAAGTGCTTGTTTTGCTGAATCGATTAAACCTCCAGCAATACCTTTAATCCCATCAAATAAGGATCCAACCATGGAACTAATTCCACTCCATAATCCGTTAATTATGTTTACCCCAACTTCAAACAAATCGATTCCAAAGAATGGTTTCATAATATAATCATTTATTAATCCAGGAATACCTCCACTTATAAACGAAATGAATACATTCTTTATCCCCTCCCAAAGCTTTGTAAATAAACTCACTCCAGCGTTCAAGAAGTTAGTAAACATAGTACCTATACTTGTAAACATATTCGAAAAGAATGTGCTTACTGTTGTCCATATTTCGCTAGCTTTAGTACTGATCCATTCCCAATTATCGACAACTAATTTACCAATTGCAATTACTGCCATTACTGCTAAAACAACTCCTCCAATAATTGGTAAAAGTCCAACAAACGCAGCTCCAGCAGTTCCAGCCATTACACCCGATATTATTCCCCATAATCCAATTAAACTCGATATAGAGCTTGCTAAAGTCCCAAAAATAACTAATATTGGTCCAACTGCAGCTACAATCGCTAATATAATTAAAATCACTCTTTTAGTTGAATCATCTAGACCTTTAAACCAATCCGTGACATCTTTTAATGTTTGCGATAATGTTTCAAATATAGGACCAAGTGCATTTTGGATTTCTTTTCCTAATTCAGCACCCGATAACGTTAGATTATTCATAGCAATCTTAGATTCATCTATTGGATCCAATGTAGATTCAAACGTAGTCGAAGTTGATCCAGCATAATCAGATAAAGCTTTAGTCATGTCATCAATTTCAAAACGACCAGTTCTTATACTTTCAGTAAACTCAACAGCAGCTTTACTTCCGAATGTTTCTGTCGCAATTTGTAGTGCTTCAGTTTCTGTTTTTGCGTTTTTTATTGCTTCAACGGATAAACTAAATTCTTCTCTTGCATCTTTTCCAGACTTTGCCCAATTCTTATTAGCTGTTTTCAAAGCAGCAAATACATTCTCGACATTCATCCCAGACTTTTCAGTCTGAGCTAAAAGTGCGATACTTTCGGCCATATCAAACCCAACAGTTCTTAGTTGTGATCCATATTGTTCATATGAAGCAAACAAACTATCAACAGATATTCCCGATTTCTGAGAAGCAGTAGTTGCGATATCTAAAAGAGTTTGATATTCAGATAATGGTTCATTCGCAGCTTGTAATGAACGAGAAACGGATGCCACTGCAGTAGTAACATCCGTATTGTTTATATTCGCAAATTCTAGAAACTTCAATGATGCAGCTTCAAGCTCATCACCTTGTAATCCAAATCGAGTTGATACTTCTCCAACTGCTTCACTTACTTCTGCAGTTTCGAATGGAAAGTTGCCATAGATTGAATCAAATACTGCAGTTAATCCTTCTAGCTCTTGGCCTGTTGCTCCAGTTTTTGTAATGATATTATCGTATGCTTCATCGATTGTTTGAAATGCAATAATAGAAGCAGCGCCAGCACCAAGAATTGGAGCTGTTATATTTCTAGACATTGACGAACCAGTCGCCTTCATCTTATCTCCGACATCATCGATTTTCTTAGCTAATTCTTTAAAATCTGCAGTGCCTTTTTCAACTTCTTTGCTTACAGATTTTAAATCAACTTCATATTTAACTAATTCTGTTTTGGCTTTTTCAATGGCTAACGTTTTCTTTTTTATTTGATTCTCATTAGCTCCTTCAGATTTAGAATAATCCTCGAGACTTCTTTCTAAACTTTTAACTTTTTCTTTTTGAGCTTCAAATTGTTTGGATAAAAACTTTTGACGATCCGCTAACTTTTCTGAAGCTTTTGTATTTTCGTCATACGCTAATGTAGCACGTTTGAATTCATTTTTATTTTTAGCTAATTCATTATTTACATCACTCAATGAACGTTTAAAATCAGCAACTCCATCTGCGGTATAGATAAGACCAACTCTCTTTAAATCACTTGATGACATGTTTGCTCCTTTCTAGTTCATTATGATAATCAACCATTTTATAAAAAGTAATAGGATCTGAGTTCCAGAATTCAGCTTCTGATAACCCCATCACATGTGCTATGTATAAGCACTTTGACCAGTCTATTTCGCTACTTTCAGTAAGTTCAATCGATCTTGGCTTTTTTTTTGAAATTTATTAACTTCATCTTGAAATGCTCCCAACAAATCAAAAAATGTATCTGATTCATCGATAGGAACTAAAGCAAGTGCATCTTCCTTACTGATTCGTTTTCCATTCGAATACATAATCGCGTAGATCATAGTTGAAATCATTTCGATTTGTTCGTTTACATCAGGTTTATCATTATCTTTATTCAAATTATGTTTCTCTTTAGCTATTAAATTTAGGGTTAATAAATTAACTTTAATTTCTAACGTTGAACCATCTTGTAGTTTAATAAATTTCATATTTTTTCCTATTGCCCTTTAAAAAAGGGTCGAGTGACCCTTACTTCTTATCCTTCTGGTGCAGGTTCAAGTGCTGTTAGCATTACCTGGTTTAAAATTGGTTTAGAGAAGAATAAATCTTCAGTTAACCACGTTGGATATGTCGCCATATCGCTTTGTACATAAACTTTAATGTTTCCACTTTCATCAAATGGCATAGCAGTAATCGTTAAAGTATCATTTTGTTCTTTAAACGAACCTTCTGATGTCTCAACACTATCCGTATTGGAAGATAACTGACATTTTGGGAACCATTCAAAACGATATTTATTGTTTTGAAGTTTAACTACTTTTCCATAACCGAAATATGGTCTTTCAGATCCAGCACCGGATAGAACTAATCCACCTGTTTCCATTGTTTCAGCTCTCATTTTAGCTAATGTTAGAGGATCAAATGCGATTACTTCTACACTAATTTCAGTAGATGCTTGATTCGATACATTTTGAATCAACTTTCCAGATGCATATATTGGAGTTGATTCAGAAGATTCATTCGTATCAACACTTTTAACTACTTCAGTCTTTTCAACATCTGTCGAGAATAACAATTGATTAATATCTGTAACAAAACAAACATATTGCGCACCGACTGACTGTTTAATATTCGGAGTCTTTTTTGTAATCATAATTTCCTTTCTAAAGACCTAAAGTCTTTATCATTGTTTCTTGGTATTTCTTCTTATTCTTTTCGTAAGTTGGATACATATGAGGTTGTTTACCTTTTTTGTAATTAAAGGCACCAAACTCAAGCATAACTCCGTAATATTTTCCCCAACCAACCGTTACTTCTTTTCTATCTTTATTGACTTTATAAGTAAAAACATCCCTAAGATGAATGTATCCAGCTCCTGGCTTGTGAATCTCTCGATATGGTTTCGGTAACTTCTTCAAATCATTTACAAATTCACTTGCTCCAGCTTCTAGTGCTTCAATCGCATTATTCGCTACATCAAGATAGTCTTTGAGTAATGATTCAAAATGATTAATTCCAACAATATAATCAACATCACTGTAATCTCTTCGCTTAGGTTTCGATGCCATTCAACAAATCCTCAATTACTTCTAATGTAAACGCGGAATGTAAGCATTTCAGATCATCCACATATTCATGTTTAACGTTTGGGAAAATCTTTAATTCACGAAGTTTACTCATTAAAAGTAATAATTTAGGATGTCTAGGTATGTCTGAGAAAAAAGAAACTTGATAAGTAACTACATCGTTGTATACTTCATCACTTGAAGTTTGAAATTCCCAATCTATTTCCCAAAAAACAATATATGGTGGTTTCACTACTGGAGGAACAACACCTTCCTTAACATTTGGAAGTATAGACTCAAGTAGAATAACAAGCTCTTGTTTAGTCATTTAGATTTTCCTCCAAAATAATACTAGACTTACTTAATGTGAATTCTAATTCTTTGAAACCATTTTGATTAATCACTGTAGTAATGTTTTGAGCTTCAAATATTTCGTTAGAAATCACAATCGCATATAATGTGTCTCTCTTTAATTCTATAAACGGAAAAACTATCATATAGACAACATCAATACCAATCTGTTTGAACTCAATTTTTGTTTTATTGTAGATGGATTTTTCACGGAAGTTCATATCGATACCAGGTTTAATATACTTGCGTTGAAACGATTCATTGGTAAATAAAACCTCATGTAATGTACATGATCCATCTGTATAGCTAGGTAATTGACTGAATACGTTTAATTTGCGTGTCAAATATTTCACCTTCATATTTCTTTTTGAATTCGTCTAAAACTCCAAAATAAGAATGTCTTGCGTACTCTTTTAAAAGTGTCCTTGCATTCAAATCAATCTCAAAATCAATATCAATGGCACCAGTACCAATCACTAGAGAATTCAAGTAATACTCACCCTCTTTTATTTTTTGTAATAGATTATCACTAGGGAATGAGCTAGGTAATTGCAAATCACTTTTAACTTCAATTAATAAGGTATCTAATTGGCTTGGTATCATTGACATGTTCTACTCCTCGATTTTCTCTTCTGTTTTAGCTTCTACAACATCTACTTCAATAGCTACATCATCAACTTTTTCTTCAACAACATCTTCTACAACTGTTTCTATTGTTTCTGTTTCGTTTTTGGTTGAATCACTTTCATTGAATTTAACAATTAAAACTTTCTTTAATTTGTTTTGTTCAGTAGATAGTTCTTCAATTCGTGATTTTTTTACCTTACTACCATCGTGAGGGAATAAATCCCCCACGTTGTAGATATGGCCAGTTTCTAGATCCTTGAATCTATAAACTACTTTATGTTTCATTAAGCGCCTTCAGTAACAGCAATAGATTTAACAGTAGGAACATATTCTTCAAGCTTAGTAACATCAAATACAAACGCACATGTATCATCTACAGCACGTCCATTACCTAAAGCTTTAAAGACGATTGCATCTAGATCATCAAGTGCTTTAACTTCTTTATATTCAGTAAGACTAAAACTATTTAAGCCCATCGTATAAGCACCAGCAATCGTAAACACTGCAACACCTTGAGGATTATTTGGAGTAGAAATAACTTCAAGATTCTTATACGAACCTACCATTTTACCTTCATCATTGTATAATGCAGGATCAACATAATTTGCTTCATCAGCAGGATTACAAATCAAATAAATCTTATCGATTTTACGTTGTCCATTATTATTTAAAGCAAGTTTTACAGGAGCTAATGTTTTAGGTTTAAAGTTTGTAATTAATGCACTAACTGGTTTAGCAGCATGCACACCATCTGTAGAACTTCCAATTAGTTTATAGATACCGATTGGAGCATCTTTTCCATCTTCGACTAAGTAACCTTCTTCGATACCATCTTCAAAAGCTTCTTGTAAAATCGCCATAAAGTATTTATCGACGAATGGCAAACCTAATTCTCTAATTGCTTTTGGTATAAGCAATAATACATGGAATTTAGAAACTTCCATATTTAACGCAGTAATAGCTGCACTTAATTCTGAAGTAATAGCCTCTGTAAGCCCACCCCATTTACCTTTACCAGTCTTCGAAGCACTAAGCCATTTCTTTACTCCAGCAGGCGCAAAGTTAATTAGTTGTAGTAATTTGGATCCAGTTTTTACATTCTCTAATGTACGATCAATAATCGTAGTAGGAATAATATCAACTTGATCAGCAGTAATCGCTTGTTTTAAACCCGACTTAAGCAAATTGTAGAATTTCGTTTCAGCTTCATTTAAAACGCGAAGATTTAACGATTTTGCAAACTGCTCATCAGAAGCAGCTTGAGCAGCTTCCATTGTAATCTTTTGAATTAATTCTTCTTGGCTAGCAGAAACGATTAAATCCATCGCTTCCAATAGTGCAGCTGGTTTATCCTCTGCGTTGTTGATGAGTGCTAAAGCTTTTTCTTTAGCTTGTTTTAATAAATCTTGTAACTTCATAGGGTTCCTTTCTTCCCATTTAAAAAAGACTTCCAAGAGTCTTTAGGTACTAAACTGTTTTTAATTGTATGAGCTTCCTTTTCAAGTTCTTTATTCTTAACCACCAACTTATAGAGAAAGTGATTTTCAAGACTTTGTTTTGGCTCATCATCAGAAACTAAAGTTGCAAATCCATACGATAATGCTTCATCCGCTGATATCCACGTTTCTTCATCCAACATTTTTTTAATTTCTTTTTCAGATAAATTACTGGATTGAAGATAAATCTCAACAGACGGTTGAGTGACTTTGTCTAGCATATCGGCTGTTTTACGCAATTCATTTGAATTGCCAGCAGTATACGTCCATGCATTGTGTATCATCAATAAACTTGAGCGTGGCATAATTCTTTGTTTACCAGCTAGAAATATAACTGATGCAGCAGAACATGCGAATCCATCATTAATCGTAATAACTTCACCCTTAAACGATTTAAGTAAGTTGTATATCCCTAAACCTTGGCTCACTTCACCACCATATGAGTTGATTCGTACAGTTAATTTTGGAGTGGTTATAGAAGCTAAATCTTGTGCAATATCGTAAGATCCAACATCTGAATCTTCCCATTTCATTGATGTGATATCACCATGTATAATCAAATCAGTATTCATACCATCTTCTGATGTCACTAATTGATAGAATTTCTTCACTTATTCTCACCTCCTTTCTCACTTGTGTAGTTTTTAGTTACATAATGTTCATTCGCCCATGGTTCATTGATTGGTTCAAGTCCACCAATTTCGCGAATATCATTATGAGAAAACCCAATTCTGAATAATGCTTCACTATCTTTACTGATATCAATTATTGAAACATGTTGAAGTTTAGTACGATCAATTCGAACTTTACTCCCATTCAAATATTCTTCTTTTGTAACGATTTTAGAATTTACTCCATCTTCAATGATTTCAATAAATGGAAGATACGCATTTGTTACAAGATCTGTCGTAGAAGTTGATA